CCGATCCGGCCATGCTGGACCTGCTCCCCCAGGTGGATGCGTACATCAAAAACGCCACCGGTCGGGACTGGACCACCGATGAGACGATCAACCCAACGGCCAAAGCGGCCGCCAGGATGCTACTCGTTAAATGGCACGAGGATCCGGGCATGAATGCGACCCAGGCGGCCTCACTGGCGTACGGCCTGACGGCCTGCCTGGTGCAGCTTGAGGCAATGAAGCTGCATTACGTGGAGTTCCGAGGCCTGCCCGGCGCGGGCGCAGTATATCTTCCAGGGGCCCGGATCGGCGATACGGTCAGGTCAGTAACTGGCTTGATCGGCGTCACCGGAAACCAGGCCGCGGCCTTCGAAAGCGTGATCACGTTCGACGATTATATCCAGCAGGTTTCTAATAGCGACCTGTACACAAAGTGGTTCAGGGTTTACCTGGTGCCGGTGGAGAATCTATGAACTTGAATGGCAAGGTGACCAACCCGGGCGAGATGCGGACCCTTGTGATCCTGGCAAGCCGGACCGTTACCTCCGGAACGGGCGGATTCCCGGTTCCGGGCTATTCACTTATCGGCCAGGTTTGGGCCAAGTGGATCAACGTCCACGGGTCCGAGGCCTGGGCGGCGGCAACAGCTGAGGCCCTGCAGCCGGCCACGGTCACCATCCGCTACCGAAGCGATGTGGCTCCCACCTGCGTAGTGATCAAGGGCGGCAGCTTGGTGGACGTGGTCGATGAGCATGGCGTAGTTACCGGGCATACCATCAGCGGCGGGTCAGTCTACGAGATCGTCTCGCTGGATAATATTCAGGAACGCGGCGAGTACCTGGAAATAAAAGTAAAACGGACGGTGAGCGGATGACCACCAAAGCCACCCTCAATCTCGAAGGATTTTCGGACTACCTGGAGACGCTGGCCAAGGCGGCGGTCGATATCGACCAGGTAGCCGAAGAAGCCCTGGCGGCCGGCGCGGCTGTAATCGTCGGCGGCATGCGGCGGCGGGCGCCGTTCGAGATCATCCGGACTGCAATCAGCATGACGGGCGTCCACCACGATGGCAATAAGGTTTGGATGTATCTCGGGGTATTGAGAGGCACCGATTCCGAAACGGCCCGGATCGCCAATGTGTGGGAGTTCGGCGGGCGGGACAGCCCGAGCCCCAAGAACCGGAAGCGCATACCCCGGCCGGGGATCGTGGCTCATCCTTATATCCGGCCAGCGTTGCGGCAAGATTCCAAGGCGGCCCGAGCTGCGGAAGAAGAAGTCTTCCAGGAATGGTTAAAGTGAGCGATATCTACCAGATGACTTATGCCGCGCTCACTGGACTGGGCGTGCCCCTTTCCGCCAGCCAGCACCTGCCGGCGACGGCGGACGGCGGGCTGCCGGATCTTTATATCACCTACATGATGGTGGATCTCACGCCGGCCCAGCACGCGGATAACAAAGAAATCTCACGGGATGAGCTGGTGCAGGTCAGCATCCGCAGCCGGTCCGGCCTTTCAGGCCTGCCGGACGTGATCGGCGCCATGATTTCTGTCGGATTTATGTTTGCGGGCGGCCGCGAGCTGGATTTTGATTCCGAAAGCGCCCATTATGGGATTGCTTTTGATTTTGAATACTTACGAGATTTGGGCGCCTAGCCCAGGAGGATAGAAATGACAATTAACGTAAACGCACCAGAATATAAAAGCGTCCTTGGGCTGGACTCCCTTTATGTGGCCGAGGTAACCCAGGATAACGCTGCCGGTTATGTGGCCGGCACGCCAGAATACCTGGCCCCGGCTGCGGCTGCATCCCAGGAGCCCTCATCGGCCACTCAGATCCAATGGGCTGACGACCAGCCCTATGACGTGCAATCATCCCAGGGTGAGACCAAGATCACCCTGACGGTCACTGGCTTGCCGGCTAAGATGCTGGCCTGGATCACCGGCGCAACCTTTGACGATACCACCGGTCGCGTTTTCGATAACGCCAACCCGGCCCTGGCGCCCTATTTTGCGCTCATGTTCCGGTCGCAGAAGTCGAACGGAAAATATCGCTACTACTCCTATTTGAAGGGTAAGTTCTCCCCTCCCAAAGAGGAATCGGCGACCAAGTCGGATAAACCCGAACCCAAGACGGTCCAGCTTGAGTTTATGGCCATCAAGACCATTTACAAGTTCGATCTGGGCAGCTTCGACGACAGCATCAAGCGGGTTTGGGGCGATGAGGACACCGACAGTTTCTCGGCTACCGGGTGGTTTGCCCAGGTCCAGACGCCGGTAACCACTACCCCCTCAGCCCTGGCGCTCTCTTCGAGCGTTCCCACCGATCCGGGAACGAACGTCGTGGTTTCCGCAAATCTTTCCCTGACCTTTAACAATGCCCTGGTCACCGCTGCGTTGGGTGGCATTGCGCTCTACAAAGTCTCAGACGGGACGGTAGTGGCCAGTGCGATTACCTTGGATACCGCCAAAAAGGTGGTCACCATCAATCCAAATGCAAGCCTCAGCGCGGGGACTGCCTACCTGCTGATCTACGCGGTCACCGATGTCTTTGGCCAGACCCTGCAGGGCGCGGTCAACCTGACAACGGCAGCATAAGGCTCATTTGCTTTAAACCTATCAAGATCTCCCCGGTCTGGTCCGGGGAGAGAAAGGCCGGATTATGGCAGGAACACCGATATCGATCACCCTGTATGGCGAGGGCGAGGAAGTGATTGGCAATTATTCGCGGCTGTTTGTGCCGTGGAAGATCCTCAAGGCAGCGGTCAAGCTCTCCAAGAGCCTGAACGTGGAAGCAATGACCGAAGAGGATATGGACTCCCTGGCCGGCCTGGTGACAGAGGCATTTGGTAATCAATTTAGCATCGATGACCTCAACGAGCACGCTGACGTGAGCGATATGGTGAGCGTATTGCAAACGATCATCGCCAAGGCAACCAACGGATTGCCAAACCCTACTCTGCCGGGGAAGTAGACCCGGCGGCAGAACCAGGAAGCATCGATTGGATCATCGATTTGGAGATCTCATTGGTCAAGGCTTTTGGATGGTCCCTGAGAGACATCGATGAGACGGATATCGAGAGTTTACTGGGTTTCATCTTCCGGTTGACCGGGACCGGCGGCGAAACAGGGCCCAAGCGGGTATACGCGGATCAAGTTGACTGGTTATAAGGAGTTTTGATGGCTGGCGATTCGAGATTAAGCGCTCGCTTCGGAGCAGACACATCTGATTTTAAATCTGGGATCACGGAAATTAACCGTGAGATCAAGGTTTTGGAGTCGGGCTTCCGTGCGTCCGCGGCCAGCCTGGGGGACTGGAGCAACGACGCCTCCGGGCTGGAGTCGCGCATCAAAACCCTTAACGGCGAGATTGGCCTGCAGAAGGAAAAGGTGAGCGCGCTCACAGTGGCCTATGAGCAGCAGGTCAAAGCTACAGGCGCCAACTCCATCGAAGCCCAGAATGCCCAGATCAAGCTCAACAAAGAGACCGAAGCCCTGGGAAAGATGCAGAGCGAGCTCAAGACCTCACAGGGCGCCCTGGATGGCATGGGCAAGGAAAGCAAGACGGCTTCCGGAAAAGTGGATGACCTGGCGCAAAAAGAGGACAAAGCCAGCGGATCTACCTCTAAACTCTCCGGCCTGATGCACGGCCTGGGGAGCGCGGTCAAGGTCGGCGTGGCGGCGATTGCCGGCATGGCTGCGGCGGTGGCCGGAATGGCGATTGGCCTGGGAGCGCTGGTGGTCAAGGCAGCCCAGACCGGGGATGACCTGGTCACCATGAGCGACAAGACCGGCCTATCCACAGATCGGCTCCAGGAGCTGCAATACATTGCCCAACAGACCGGGACGGACCTGGAGACGATGACCGGGTCAATGGCCAAGGTCATCAAATCGATGGAGGCTGCAAAAACCGCCGGCTCGCCGGCCGCCAAGGCCTTTGCGGAGCTGGGTATCAAGGTCAAGGATTCCAACGGCAACCTGCGAGACTCCCGGGTGGTGTGGGAGGAGGCTCTGGCAGCCCTGGGTAAGATCCCGGATGAAACTGAGCGGGACGCGATTAGCATGGCGCTGTTTGGTAAATCAGCCCAGGAGCTCAATCCTCTGATCCTGGCCGGGGCATCTGGTATGGATGACATGGCCACGGCAGCCCACAACATGGGCGCGGTGATTTCTGAGGAAAACGTCAAGGCCGCGGCGGACCTCAACGATAAACTGGATAGCCTCAAATCCGGCTTCCAGGGGATCGTCATGACACTCGCCGGCGCCCTGGTGCCCGGGTTATCGGCAGCGGCGACCGGCGCCCAGGGGTTTGTGACCAGGCTGGTTAGCATCCTGGGAATGATGAAAACAGATCCTGAGGGCGCCAAGAAGTTGCTCACCGGGCTGGTCTCGGATATTGTTGCCCAGATCCCCCAGCTGCTCAATGCCGGCATGGCCATCATCCAGGGATTGATGACGGCGATTGTTGGCGCCTTGCCGACCCTGATCACCGTGGCGGTCCAGATCGTGACCTCGTTTATGGGATTTTTAATAAAAAACGTCCCGATGTTGCTGAAAGCAGGTATACAGCTGGTCATGTCGCTGATCCAGGGCATCCT